TAGAACTTGCCGTAGCCGTGGTGCCACTTTGCGCCTTGCCATTCCCAGCATCCGCTCTCGATCGGTTGCACGCGGAGCCACCATCGCTCCTCCGCAGTGGCGGGGACCGGGAATCGCTGTCCGAGGGACCCACCGGCCACGTCAGGCGCCAGGCTTCACGTAGGTGGGCTTCGCGGCAGCGCCCAGGAGCACACCCAGCCACGGGAACTGCTTCTCCAGCAACCGGGCCAGGAAGTAGTACCCGGCGGACAGCACCGCCACACACAGCGCGACGAGGCCGGCCTGCGACGACGGATCGATGACGATTCTCAGGCTGGACGCCACCCACGTGAGGACCAGCCCTATCCCTATCGGGACATACGTTCTAATGATGCTGATCGCGAAATTGCTGATCATGCGGGCGCTCCAGGGTTGTCGAGGGAACCGAACAGGGCACGCAGCGCCGCCTCGAGCTGCGCGGTGGTGATGGCCGTACCCGGCGGGAGCTTCGCGGCCAGAGCCGACGCGAATTTCGCGGGGTCGAGCATCGCCTCGATCGCGGTGAACTCGGCGTTCATCCACGCCTCAAGCTGCGCGGTCTGCGTGTTCAGGTCGGCGAGGACACCGCCGTGTTTCAGCAGCGCACCGAACGCGCCGACGAGCTTCGCGGTGTAGACGTCGGACGGGTCAGCCATGTCATCTCCAGTCGCGTAGGGGGAACCGGGCGGCCACCACGCACCGAGGGCGCGCGGGTCGGTCACGGTGTTGATGTCTGTCCCGGGCACGGGGGTGGTGATCCAGTTCCCGGTGGCGTTGTGGGACTGGACCATGCCGACGTTCGCGCCGGCGGCGTTGAACCCGGGGAAGCTCGACGACCCCGACAGCCAGCCCTTGACTTTCATCCGGCCGGTGGCGTGGAACCAGTCGAGCAACCCGCCTTGGGCGTAGGCGGAGAACCGGTACCGGCCGCCGAGGCCGGCGATGATGCCGTCCGCGACCTGCCCGCATTGCGGGTACAGGGATGGGGTGATGTAGGTGTCCCAGGAGAACGGGCACGCGACCGTCCCGTCATCCGGCACCCCGAGGACACGCAACGCGGCGACAGCTTCCTTGCCAGCGGTGAGGCCGCCGGCCTTGCCGCACGACAGCAGATACGCAGCGCCCCGTTCCCAGTTCGGCAGGAACCCCATACCCAACGCCCGGATCTGCCCGACCCTGGCCTTGTTGATGGGGTCGAACCCGCCCGGTGAGCCGACGATGTAGCCGGTGATCAGGATCGCGCCGTGCTGCTTCGCCGCGTTCAGGTCGAACGGGGATGCCCCGTCGTAGGCGAGCGCCATCAGTTACCTCCGGTGGCTGGCACGCAAACCGCGTACGGGGTGGACGGGTTGTCCAACGGGCCGGGGGTGACGGTGATCGTTGAGGGGCACGGCTGGCCGGGGTCGCCCTTCGGGCCCTGCGGCCCGGTGGCGCCGTCGGCGCCCGCTGCCCCCGCCGGTCCGGGGTCGCCTTGCGCACCCGCAGGACCAGCGGGTCCGGTGGGTCCGGTGGCGCCTTGCCCGCCGTTCTCCCCGGACGGCCCCTGCGGCCCGACGACGGTGTCACCCTTCAGGCCCTGCGGCCCGCGGCTTCCCGGCTCGCCCGGGTCGCCCTTCGCACCCGCCGGGCCGACGGCGCCTTGGCCACCACTGCCGCCCGGGACCGGCACGAACACCGTCTGCGTCGGCACCGGCACCTGCGATGACGGCGTCGGCACCGGCGGCAGGTTGTTCGCCTTCAACCGGCCGTTGGCTTGGTCCGCGACACCCTGCGCCTGCGCCGCAGCGATACACCCCGCGCGTTTATCCCCCGGCCGGCAGGGGTCGTTCGCGTTGTGCCTGGCCGTCGAGGACACCGACCACAGCAGCCCAGCTACGCAGGCGACGGCGATGGCGAGCAGCCCGATCGCGACCCAGGCACCGAGGTCACGCCATAGTGGCTGCTTCAGCCCGGCGTGCCTCGCGGCGATCCGCGCGTTCTCCTCCGGCGGCAACACGGGTGGTAGGTCAGTCATGGCCGTGCCCCACGTGGCGCTGCTCGCATTCCACCCACCGCTTGCGGTGCCCATCCGACTCGGCTTCCGCAGCGACCCGCCGGGCCCGTTCCCGGTCGCGGTCCGCCCTCATCAGGTCCAGCTCCCGCGCCGCGTCCTTACGCACCTCGGCCAGCTCCTTGCGGAGCGGTTCGGCGTACGTCTTCCGGTATGCGGCGACGGCCTCGTCCTGCCCCTTCGCGACCTCGGAACGTTCCGGGCTGCGCGAACCACGCTTGTTGATCAACGCGACGACCACCGCCCCGATCACCGTCACCACCGCAACGACGATCAGCGCCAGATTCCCGGCGTTGCCGCTCGATGCCGAGTCCGCGAACCTGGGTGTCATCGATACGAGCCACATCACTCACCCGTCGCCGATCATTGGGTGGCGACCACGACGATCAGGCCGACCACAGCGGCGATAGCGATCAGACTGATGATCACGGTGACGACGCCGGAGATCCGGTGCCACGTCGTCTCGACCTGTTCCCGCCGTTCCTTATCGGCTGCCTTCACCGCCGCGTCGGTGCGGGTCAGCGAAGCGAACTGCTCACCGAGCCGGTCGATGGCCCCGGTCAGGTCAGACATCCGCTGCAGCTGCTGCTTCCCCTGAGCGACCTGCTCAGCGATCGACCCGTTGTTCCGGACCAGGTGTTCCTCGACACCCCGCAGGCGTTGTTCGATGGTGCCCTGCACGATGCCTTCAGCGACGCCCCGGCCGTGGGCATCCTGCGGGGATTCGGTCACGGCGTGAGCTTCTCCACAGAGAGCAGCCGCTGCTGTCCGGTTGCCTGATCAGCGACGACGTTCCCCGCGCCCGCGGTGCGGCCGTAGAACGCGGCCACGGTGTGCGTGCCGACCGTGAACGTCTGCTGGGTTTTCGCTTCCAACTGGGTGGCGCCCGAGGGTGCTACGGCGAGGACACCTGAGCTCGCACCGGCGACAGCAGGTGACGCCGCTGTCGGGGAGGATGACCCGCCGTCGAGGATCCGGAAATCCATCGACGTCGACGCGGCGTCTGACCGGGCGCGGGCGCTGTAGGTCAGCCGGTAGATGGTGGCGGCGTCGGTGACGACGAACGTCAGGTCACCGCAGCCGCTGTCCTTCAAGAACGTCGCCGTGGTGGTGGAGAGGACGCTGACGCTGGTCGCCTGTGTGCCGAGGAGGTTGTTCGCGAACCCCGCGACCCCACCCGCCCATGATGCGGTGCCGATGTCGCCTACCGCTGGAGACGTGACAGTGCCCATTCACAGCCTCCTTTGCAGGGAAACATCGTCGAGGAGCCACGACCAGGCCCCACCGGCAGAAGTGGCGCCGTCGTCGGCCGCGCATACGAACGTCAGGTAGTTCATCCCGGCGGGGACGGTGACGGTGCCTTGCAGCACCGTCGGGGTGGCCGGGGCGAGGGGGATGTCGGCGGCGGTGAGGAACGTCCCCCCGCCACCGCCGTAGCAGTCCGACGGGCTCGCCCCACCGAGCGCGTAAATCCTGGCGTGGGCGGTGGCGATCGTCGACTGCATCAACGCCGAGATCAACCAAGTCTGGCCCGGGGCGCAGGTGAATACGTCCGTGCCGACTGTGGGGCTGGTGGTGCTACCGGTCGGGATCCAGGTGAGCCGTGAGGACGACGCCGCGGCCTCGGTGGCTTTCAGCGACCGCAGCCCATCCTCCGGGGCGACGGTCTCCACGGACAGGGTCGCGCCGGACGCACCGAAGAAGAAGATCAACGCCCAGCCGGCGGAACCCGATTCCATGTCGCCGTTGCTGATGACGTTCGGCGTGTACAGGTCAGGTGAGCCGGGTGACCCGGCGGCGCCGCCCTCGAGGGAGGTGACTCTACGGGTGAGGTCCGACAGCTTCCGCGACAACTCATCGATGGTGGTCACTACAACGCCCACGCGTCGGCGGGTGCGAGGTCGATCACGGCGTTCGCTAGTTGCGCGGCTGCGGTCGTACCGTTCACGCCCCGCGTCACCCCGGTGTAGGTCTGCGGCGAGGTTGAGCCACCAGGGGCGGTGTTGAGGGTGATCTGCTCCTCACCGACCTTGATCGTCAACGGGTACATCCCCGCGTTCGTCGTCCACGTCGGCCCGGACAGGGTCGCGATCGCCAGCGTCGTAGCGCTGTTGCTGATGCCGGCGTTCAACACGGCCCCGTTGCGGTCCGGGCCCCAGCGGGAGGTGTCCCACTTCCACCGTGGCGGGGTGTCCGCTGGGCTGGTGTCGAACACCACCCGGTACGTGCTGTTGTCGACGGTCTCGGACCAGCCCTCCACGAACAGGTCCAGGCTCCTCGTCGGGGCGGCACCCGGCGGGAGGTTGATGATCCGGATGCGTGACCCGATCTCCACCCCAGCCAGCGCCGCGTACAGAGACACGGGGGCGGCGTGCATGTTCACCGCGAGTTGGTTGAGCCGGAACTTGGGCTGCGCGTTCCCCGCGACCTGCAACTGAGCCAGGTAGAGGGCGTCCTGGTCGGAGGTGGTGTAGGTGGTGACATCCCCCGGCGACGCCGGCCCGTACGTCCCGACCGAATCGGGGTCGGTCCAGGCCTGCGTCGACAGCCCACCCGACTCGGCCGCGCGTGTCACGCTCGAGGTGTTCACCAGCGTCGTCTCGTCGAACGCCGGGGCGTACACCCCCGGGTCGAGCAGCGCCGGGATCGACGCATCCAGGATGAGGGCGAGGGTGCGGTTGTCGCGGAACCGGCGGTTCACGAACCTCATCTGCCCGGTGGGGAGGACGTAGAACGCCGCCCCCCCACCCTCACTGGTGGCCATGTCCTGGCAGGCGGAGACGACGTCTTTGCCGCCTTGGGGGTAGTGGTTGACCGTGGTCTGCCCCGCCTGAAGGGACCAATCCGTACCGGTGAGGCCGGCGGTGCCGAGGAACCGTTGCATGCGGGCGTCGCTGGTGTCGCCGTAGTACCCGTTCCCGGCCGCGTAGTGCGCGGAGATGCGGGTGGGGGTGAGGACGTGGTCGTAGACCGCGAGGTACCCGACGTTCCCCTGGAACCTCGCGGTGGAGCCCGCACCGACCCCGAGGGTGAAGTAGTCCATGTCGGTCACTGCGGGGGAGCCGATGGTCGCGCCGCGGTTCACCCCATCGACGTACAGGGTGCAGCTACCACCCGACGTGGATCTTGTGACGGCGATGTGATGCCACCCGCCGTCGACGATCGACGCCGTGCCGGTGATCTTCGAACTGGACTGGAAGAACGGCCGGCCGTTCGCCCCGATCCCGATCGCGCCGTTGAACCCCAAATCCGATAAGCGCAGGAACCGCAGCACCATCTCCGTCGCGGTCCCCGTCACCCACGCCGGTAGGGCGGTGCCGGCGTTCACCCACACCTCGACGGTGAACGCGGCCAGGGACAGGCCTTTCACTTTCGGCGCGACCAAATACTGCCCCGCGGTGGCGGATGCGGGCGCGAACTTCACCCCCGACCCGTCGCCGTAGCCGGGGCCGTTGTCACCGAAGTTCACCGGCGGCTGCCCCAACGCACCCACCACGAACGGCGCCTGCGCGTTCCCTGAGGCGTCCAACGCCATCTGCGGGCCGGCGGACACCTGCCCGTCGGTCAACGGCCAGAACACGGCCGGCCCGTCGAGGGCGTACTCAGTCGCCAGCGGCGGCTGCATCGTCACCCGCGACAGCTGGTCATCCCGGGTCGTCGCAGCGAGGGTGACGACGGGGCGGACACCCATCTCCAACGCCGGCGGCCAGCCCTTGATGTAGCCGGTGAACCGGTAGTAGGTGACACCGGCGATCGTGTACGACCAGCGGATCCGCTTACGGGGCAGGACATTCGGCCAGTACGGGTGCACGGTCGAACCGTCGGTGAGGACCTGCCGGCCGGGGGTGTATTTCCCCTTCCCGCGGCGGTCGTTGTCCAACGTGACCGTCATCGTCGCGGGCCCGGGCTGCGCGAACGGCGACGTCCGCCCGAAGTGGGTGGTGAGCGGGCCCTGCGACAGCAACTCCACATCCGCCGTCACATCCGTCCAAGTGCCGGCGACAAATTCGATCTCGACTCGCTGCCCGGGTGGTACACCGACGGGCATCAGCGCATCGCTTTCTGCCCGCCGGCGACGGTCCCACCGGCGGCGAACGCCTGCTCGAGTTCGGCGATGAGGAGCCTCCGGAACTCGACCGGGTTCGCGATCGCCCCGGCCTGGATCGTCAGGTTGATCGTGGCGCCGCCGAGGGCCCGCGCCCCGGATGAGTCGCCGATGGGGGTGATGTGGCCCGACTCCCCGGCCGTGAACACCTCCGGGCGGCGGTTCAACCCGATCAGGTAGGAGGTGCCCTTCACCACCGGGCCACCCGAGTCACGAATCGGCGGCATGCCCGCCCGCTTGTTCGCGGAGTTGGTTTGGTAGGTGACGACATCCACGAAGGTGGTGGCCGTCCTACCGTTCAGGTCGAGGAGGTGGTCCTTGTAGTTCTTCAACTGGGCCAGCGCCCGGTTCGTGCTCGCGTTCACCACTGCGGTCGGCCGGTACCCGGGGATCTGGATCAGGGACCGTTTGAAGTCGGAGATCTTCTTGTCCGCGGCGGCCTTGTCGAGGTCGACCTTCGTCGGCGGCACCTTGATCCGCCCCAGACCCAGTAGTTGCTGCGCGTACTGGTAGGTCTTGTCGTTGGCGCGTTGCGTCGCGGTCACGTCGCCGTTCTGCTTCGCGATCCGGGCGAGGATGGCCTTGCCGTTGTCGTCGTACGCCTTCGTCCCGGCCACCGTCGACTTGGTGGCGTCGGCGATGGCCTGCGCCTGCTGCTGCGCCGCGGACACCGCGCCCTCGATCGCCTGCCGGTTCGCGACGCCCTTATCGGTGTTGTCGGCGATCGTCCGGCCGTTGGTCTGCAGGGATTTCGTCAGCGACAGCAGCGACTGGTCGTAGGAGGTGGTGGCCTGCCCGACCGACAGTTCCTTCCCGTTGAGCGCGTCAAGGGACTGCTTCAACAGCCCCGCGGCATCGTTCGCTAGCCGCATCTGCAGCGTCGACGCGGCGGTGGCCTGGGCCTGCTTGTCGACCGCTAGCTGCGCGTTGATGTACGCGTCGCCGGTCACCCCGAGCTGCTTCGAGGTGGCGGCGAACGCCCCGCTGCTCACCTTCGCGGCGAGCGCCGCGTCACCCTGCTGCGTCGCCCACTGCGCGGCCTTTGCCTTTGCCTTGTCGTAGTCGGCCTGCTCCTGCCGCAACCCCTTCGACAAGTTGACCAGGCTGTTGTACAGGTTGTTCCGGGCGTCGACCGCGGCCTGGAACCCCTTCGGGTCGTTGACTTGAGCCTGCGTCGCGGACAGGTGCACCAGGTTGGTGTTCATGCCCTGGTACTGGGTGTTCGCCGACGCGATCTTCGCCTTCACCGTGTCCAGCGCGGCGCCGTGCTCCAGGACGGCCTGCACGAGGGTCTGCTGCGACAGGCCAAGTTCCTTGCCGGCCTTCACCGCGCCGGACGCCTGCAGTTGGGACAGGATGGTGGTGGCGGTGGTCTGGTTCTGGATAGCTTGGGTCAGGTCGTTGACGCGGGCCGCGTCCGCGATCGCGGACTGCTTGGAGTGACCCATCACCACCGACAGGCCACCGAGCGCCAGCCCCGCAACGATACCCACCGGCCCGAGGTACCCGACGGCCTTCCCGAGGCCACTGACGGCTCTCCCCGCGCCCGACGCGCCATCCCCGGACACAGTGAGCTTCTTCGCGAACCCCGCGAGGCCCGTCGACGCGTTGCTGATGCTATTCGACAGGGTGTTGCCGACCTTCAACCCGAGCAGCAGCGGCACTATCGTCTGCAACACGCCAAGAGGAATCGCGTTGATCGCCGTGGAGAACAGACGGATCGCCGTCAGGGTGGTCCCGCCGAACGGCTCAGCGGCGATCACCACATGCGAGATCGTCGTGACCAGCGACCCGATGGTCTGCTCCACCTGCGGCAGCGACGTCTGCACGTAGGCGACGAACTTCCCCACGGAGGTAGAGGTCTGCGCCCAATGCTGGAACGCGGCCGACCCATGCACCAGCTGGTCACCGAACGTCGCGAACAGCGGGTTGACCCGGGTGAACAGCGCAGCGAACGCCGGGCCGACATGCCCGATGACGATGCCCAACTGGCCCGAGAACAACGCCACGTCACGGTTGATGGTGGGGAACAGCGGCTGCAGGCCCTTCACGCCCTGGTTGATGCCCTTGAACAGGCCCGCCGCGCCGATCTGCTTCAGGCTGGCGAACTCGGACACCAACGGCTTGAACGCCGCTTCATACTGCCTGCCGAGGGGGGTGCCCTGCTTCATCGCGTCGCGGATGCCGAGTACCCCGACAAGGGCGACACCCGCAGCGGCGCCCAGCCCGATCAGCGCACCCGCAGCCACCCCCGCAACGGGGACGGCCGCCGCGCCGAGGCTCAGCAGGCCCGTGGACAGCAGATGCGTCTGCTTCGTCTGCCGATCGAAGGACTTCGACGACCGATCCGCCGAGTCCGCCAGGCTGTTCATCTTCCGGGCGGAGTCCTCGAACCCGGTCGCTTTCGCGATGGCGAGGACGTCGAAGACGACGCTGCGGCCCATCAGCTGGCCGCCTCAAGCTTGCGGGCAATGTCGTCGACCGCCTGCTCAATTTCCTTGCGGACCTCGGGGGCTTTCGCCTCCTCAGCGTCGCTGAACCAACCGGGCCGGATCCGCTGCGCGACCCACTTCTTCCCGCGGTTGCCGTAGACGGGGTGCCGGATCAGGCCGTCGTCCATCCCCGCGAGGTCGTAGCCCGACGCGCCGACGATGCGGACCCCGACGCGTTTACCTGCCCCGGTGGTGCGGACGCTGAACTTCGACTCGGCGACCCGCTCCGAGAGCCCCCCCCGCAGAGGCAGTGTCTTACGGGCGCCCCACCGGGCGGCGGCCTTCATCGGCTTACCGCCGCGCTGCATCGCCCGCTTCAGTTCCCGGTCGAGGTCCTTGTCTCCGGCGGCTCTGATAGCGGCCGAGACGCGCTGCAGTTTGTCCGCGCCTCGGGTGGTGACGGTGATGTCGAGAGTTGGCACTGCGGTCACCTCCCTTTGTTCATCTGGTCGATGGCGCGGCACGCCGCCTCGAGATCGGCGGCGGTCAGCTTGTGCAGGTCCCACGGCATGATGTGGAACGTCTGCGCGATAGCTAGTCCGTACTGGTCGATAGCTCGGGCGAGGTCGAATCCTTGGGAGAGGTCGAATCCTCGCCGGGAGTAGGGTCCACGGGCTCAGGCACGTCTACTTCGACGAAGAACGCGAGCATGTCGAAGTCGACGTCGGCGAGCTTTAACGGCTGCCCGTCCGCGCCCTTGACGCCCGCCTGCGTCTGCACCAGCCACGCGAGCGCAGCCATACAGTCGGGATCCCACTCATTGAGCCCCACGGAGAACGGCCGCAGGTTCAGCCCGGTCGCGGTCTTCAGGGCCATCGCGTCCCGGACACCGACATGATCGATGTCGTACTCGTAGATGGTGCCGTTGATGTCTAGCTTCACGGTTTCCTCCGGATAGGTGGCAGCCCCCCGCTCCGGAGGGGACGGGGGGCTGCCACGTTCGATGGGGGGTTACGGGACGGCGATACGCGGCCGGGCGTCGAATATCGCGAACTTGAACTCCGTCGTCGACGGGTCGAGTTGCCCCGGAGACTTCGGTGCCGCGTTGACGGCCACCGAGAACACGTCCATCTTGAAACCGCCCGTGTCGCCTTCCGGGAAGACCACGATGAACCCCGTCAAGGCTGGTCTCTGCACGATCAGGATGGTCCGGGCGTCCGTCGAGGTCCGCGAGTTCCGCATCACCAGTGACGAGTCCGCGAAGGACTGCGCGCCGATGAGGTTCAACGCGGGACCGACGAAGGACTGCGACTGGACCGTGGATCCGTCCACGAACCACCCGGGGGCGTCGACGACCTGCGGGGACAGGTCCGTCCCGGCGTCGAGCTCGATGCGGGTGGGTGCGGTGATGACGGCGATCGTCGGCACCCAGTAGAACTTGCGGATGTCGACCGGGAGGTACGGGTTGAGCGTGGCGAGCGGTGTCGCGACCATCGGGGTTCCCTTTCTCGGGGCAGGACGAAGAACCCCGAGCAAGTCGGGGGTGGACGGGCGGGGTGGAAGGGGTATATTCGCGATTGCCCCCGCATCGAAAGATGCGGGCACCAGCAAGGCAGCTCTGCTGTGAACCTGCCCTAGCCGAACGCCTGGCGCCGGCTGGCAACGCCCCCGCCTTTAGGTGGGGGCGTTGCCTGTTAGAGGGGGCCGACGACGGCGACGGTGACCGTGGTGACGGTGCCGACGAGTTTGATGTTCACGAACCCCGTCGCGTCGATGTACGGAGCGACGTCCGGGATGATGCAGACACCGTCGGTGCTGACCGCGATCCCGTTCGACAGCCGCAGGTCCGCCCAGTTCGTGGCACCCGCCCCCGCAGCCGGGACGGTGCCGGCCGGGGCCGGGGCCGTGTTCAACGCGTACACCGTCGTGATCACGCCGCTGGCGCCGACCTTGTAGTACAGGATGTACTTACCGCCGGTCGCGGTGAACTTGTCCGTCGTGGTGGCTGCGGTGAACGTCGGCGTCACGTCGTCGCCGACCGTCGGCACCGTCGTGGGGAGCGTCGTCATGGGGTTACCTCGTCCTTCGTCGGCTTGGCTTTAGCGGGCTTGCTCTTCGTCTCGGGTGCGGCGTCAGCCGACGTGTCCGCCGCGACATCCCACCCCGACTGCTCATACACCGGCACCGCATCCGGGTCCACGCCGAGCGTCAGGCCCGGCTGCGACGGATGGGTCATCGGCACCAGCCCTGGAGCGTCTATCTCAGCCCGCTTAGCGACCGTCGCTGCCTCCACCACCGCAGCCAACTCCCGGTCGGTGAGCCCGTAGTGGCCCGCCACGACGAGCGCGTCCTGCAACGTCTTATCCATGAGTCCTCACAGGGTGGTGTAGGCGTCGATGTCGATGTCGAAGTCGAGCTCGGCGAGCGCGCCCTGCGTGTCCTGGGTTGCGGCCAGCGACCACACCCCCACGCTTGAGCTGGTCAGGACAAGCCCGCCGAGTGACCGATCCGCCGCATGCGCGGCACCGACGATCCCCAGCAGCGCGAACGCCCGCGTCGTCGCCGCCCCCAGATCATTGGAGCCGTCGCGGACCGCGATCCTGCAGTGGATCGCATACGACTCCCGATCCGGGTTCGACACCAACCCCTCAGACGTGAACTGCCCGTCCGCTACCGCCGGGGTGTTTTCGTCCTGGAACGCGATCGTGACCGCTTCCATCAACGCGGACGCCTCAACATGCGACCACACCAACAGCCGTGTCGGGTCCAGCGCGGGCGTCAGAACGTCGGAGAGCTTCGCGACAACAGCCGGGAGCGTGGATGCCCAGGCCATTAGACGTACGCCTCCAGAGTCCACGGGGCGAGCAGGTCCGCAGCGAGGTTGGGGACCATGAACCCCATGCCAGGGATGGTGGTCATCTCATCCCCGCCGGCGGGGACAGCGCCGACACCGCGTTGCGTGTCCCAAAGGTGCTTCAAGATCACCGCAGCGCCCTCGGAAATCGCCGGCTGCACAGCCGTACCGAGGCCGGCGGTGTAGATGACCGTGAAGATCGGCATCCACGTGAAATACGGCCCGTAGAACGGCAGGCCCAGTTTGCGGCGAACGATGTTCGAGTTCGGGTCGATCTCGATGTCGGTGATGTCGATCGGCGAACCGGACGCGGTCGACACCATCGACTGCACCGACACCACCGGTCGCTTCCGCAGCATCAGCGTCGTGTACCCGGATGTGAGTTCGGCGCGTTCGACGATCTGCCGGCTGATGATCGGCCCGCCGAACACCCGCTCAAGCGACGACTCGATCGACGCGATCTTCCGCTGCAGCTCGGCGTCGAACGTGGTGTTGGTCTGCGGGATGTTCAGCATGTCCTTCGCGTCGCCGAGGGACAGCACTGCAACCTCGAAGGGGTCGACCACATCGAAGATGCCTGCGGTGACCCCCGCGCCTGCCCCGGAGATGACCAACTTCCACTTGTGCTGGCCGATCTGAGTGAGGTCGGTGGCGGGGACGATCTGGTGGTACTTCCCGCTGCCGACCGCGCCGTCGTGGGTCGGGGTGTAGGTGACGGGTGTGCCGTCCGGTTTCTGAACGGTGAGGACAAGCGTCCCTCCGTCGACCGGAACCGGGGGGGTGACAGTGTTGTCCGTGACCGCGAAGGGCAGGTAGACCGGCTGGCCTTGCGGGTAGCGGGACATCAGTCTGGGATGGACCCGAGGATGGTGGAGTCGACGTCGGGCGCGGCGGGCAGACCGAGCGGCTCACCCTGTGTCATGCCCTGCTCGCGGCTGGCCGCCTCATGCCCGGCTGACCAGGCGTTCCAAGCATCGACCGCGCCGGCGACGGTGCCAGCCTGCGCATCGTCACCGGACAAGGTCATTCCCGAGTTGTCACTCATCGGATGCGCCCTTCGGCCGCGCAGCGCCTGTGCCTTTACGGGGGGCCGGCGCGGCAGAGTCGTCGCTGAGTTGATCGAACAGCGACGGAATCGCCTGCACGTCAGGGTGGCTGTCGGGGCGGACGGTGCCCTTCGCAATGAACACTTCGCCACCGCCCTCGGTGGTGTACCAGCCGGAATCACGGGCCTGTCGCATGGAGTACTCCTATCCCGCCCCACGGCGGGTCCGTGGGGACGATGATCTCGATGACGTCGGGGGTTCGGATCTCAGCCCAGTAGCGGTGGACTTCGATGTCGGGCTGGCCAGGGTGAGCGACGATGTCGTGGAAGCCGATCAACCCACCGGCCCGGACAAGGGGCCCATACATTTCATGGTCGGCTTTCACACCCCCATAGGTGTGGTCACCGTCGATGAACAGCACGTCGATCGGGCGGCCTTGGAGCGCGCTGCGGAGCGTCTCCCCGGTGAGCGGGTCGTGAGAGTCGCCGAACACCATGCTCGCGCCGTGGGACTGCTGGGCGGTGCCGGTGGCTGCGTACGTCCCCGTGGGCGGCAGGTCGACCGCCCACACAGTGTCGGCGAGGCGTGTCCACGCCCAGAGGGTGCCGCCGGCGTAGGAGCCGATCTCGACGATCACCTGCGGCTCGACCGTCTTGACGAGGTCGAGGAACTGGGCGAGTTCTTCCGCTTTCTGGATGGCGCCGTGAGCTTGCACCGCCGACGTAGCCAGACCGGCGGTGTCGGTTTCGAACCAGCTCATCCGCACAGCGCCTGCTCCCATTCGACCCACCGGTCTTGGATCGCCCACCCGGCGGCGTGCTGCCGGGCCTTCTCCCCCATCTCGGTGCGCATCGCCTCGTCGTTGACGAGGTCGCGGAGCCGCTTCTCCCACTCGTGGTCGCGGCGGATCAGGTAGCCGGTGACGCCGTCCAGGACGAAGTCCCGGTACGGCTCCATGTCCGACGCTATGACCGGGATCCCCAGCGCGGCGTACTCGAGCGCCTTCAACGCGGACTTGGACCGGTTGAACCGGTTCGGCGCCAAGGGTGCGATGCCGATGTCGAAGTCGATGCCTCGGTAGTAGTCCCAGAGATCTTCCGTCCACCCTGTGTGCCGGCCCGCCACGCCCATCGCGTCCCGGTAGTCGAAGCCCATCACGTGGAACTCGACATCGGGGTTGCGGGTGAGGAACCGGTGCAGCATCGGCGCGATGTACCCGGCGTCCGGGCCGTGCGACGGCGACGGCGTCCACCCGACTGTGACCCGGTCCCGACTGGGGCGTTCCAGGGTGAGGAGGTCGCGGTGGATGCAGTTGGGGAGGACGGTCACGTTCGGGTTGAACTCCGACACGATCTCAGCGAGCCGCGGCGTGGACGCGGTAACCAGGTCGGAAAGGTTCAGCAGGTACTTCGCGATGTCAACGAGTTCGGGTCGTTGATGCCACTGCGACGCCTGGTAGTCGACGGAGAAGATGTCGTCGTCGATGTCGTAGACAAGTTTCGCGTGCCCGGCCCACCCGTCCCACAACGCCATCCCCCGCGGACCGGAGATCAGTTGCCCGGCGAGGACATCAATGTCTTTCGCCTGCAACTCGGGTTCGGGAAGCCACGTCATGCCCCTCGGGGGAAGGGACACGTTGTGGCCGTGACGCCCGACCTCGGCGAGGGGCAGAAAGCTGCGGTAGTAGCCGCAGCCGTCCGCCCCCACCGGGACCGCGAAGATGTTCACCGCTCAGCGGGAAGTAAGCAGCGCGGTGACTGTGACAGTGCCAGAGACGACGGCGTTGACCCGGAGGTATTGCGCGGGCTTTAGCGACACCACCTGCAGAGTCGTCAGCGATGTCGAACTGGTCAGCACCAGGCTGATTCCGAGGTCGTACCAGTTGGCGCCGTCGAGCGATCCCTGCACCTTGAACGTCACGTCGGTGCTAGTACCGGTGCTGACGGTGTACTGCACAGCGTGGTCCGTGAACACGCCGTCGAGGTTGAGTACGACCCCGTCGGTATTCGAGGTCAACGCAGCCGCATCAAAGGATGCAAACGGGTCTGACCAAGTCATATTGGTTATTCCTTCCGACTAAATCTTCGCGAGCGCTTGGCGTGCGAGTTCGGGGTACCGCTCCACCCAATAGGTGACGATGTCCTCTGCTCGCTGCCCGAACGGCTGGCGTCGTCCCTTCGGGGACACCCACAGTTCGAGGTTCTCAATCCGGTTGTCGTCGCGGACGCCGTTCTTGTGGTGCACGTGCTCATCGGCCCATAGGTACCGGCCGAGGTGCTCCTCCATGACCAGCCGATGTTCCATCTGGCGACCGACGTGCCGGTAGCCATGCTGATCGATATGGCCAGTCCCTCGGGCTGCGATCCGCGGGTCAGCGGCGCCGACCTCGCCGTGACGGCGGAGACGGTTCCGGTGCATGTCGCATAGTGATTCACCTGCGACTCGCATCAGCCGAGCGCAGCCCGGCACCGAACACGGCAATGGATTCGCTCGGCGGGCAGCATTTCTGAGCCGCTGGTTGCAAGCCCCGCATCGACCCTTTGCCCCGTGGCGACCAACTAACCGGTCGCAATCGGTGCACTTCTTGTCTTGCGCTCGTTCCATACCGACCAGCGTATCCCACTGGCCAGTATGGAACAGTGCCAGCGGCTCAGGTCAGCAGGGTGCGGAAAGCTCCAGGAACTGCGGTGTCTGCACCGACTCTCCAGAACATGAACCAGCCCGATTGCCCGGTCGGGAGGTTGGCGCTGGCGCCGGTGCCGGTGATCATGGGCTCGTAGATGACGGAGACGCCGATGCGGTCGACGATGTAGTACTGGCCGAAGTCGCCGAACACCATGATCTTGTTGCCGGTGGCGAGCAGGTTGGTCATCGACGAGGACTCGTAGATGCCCTTGCCGAGCAGCTGCTCGGGGGCGTCCTTGCCGAGGTTCGTCCAGAACGACGCGCCACCAGCGGTGTCCAACTGCCGGGTGCGGTTGATCTGCGCGACGTTCGCGACGAACGCCGCCTTCGACGAGTTCCGGAACCGCGGCGGCAGCGCCGCGTGCAGCGCGTACACATCCCCGACGACGTAGGCGCCGGTCGTGGTCGTGGCCACGGTCGTGGTCGCGGCGGTGACGATGCCCTTGGGCTGGGCCGTGCCGGTGCCGACCGCGAACGCGGCCTCCTCGAGCCGGTCCCTCGCGTCCTGCAGCAGCGTCGGCAGCTGGGACCCGAAGTCGGTGTCGGCGAGAACTTCGAACGAACCGAACACCCACGCCGCGGCCTTCAGCGGCGTGATCTGGATGTTCCCCACGGTGGGGGTGTTGTCGGTGGCGGCCGTGCCTTCAGCGAGCCACGCTGCGGTGACCCCGGCGGACGTGACACCGTTCCACGTGTTCGACGTGGTCTGCTTCACGTTGCTGATCCGCCGGTACGGGTTCGCCGACGCAGCGTTGGTGAGGACGATCGTCGGGTCGAGCACGAACGGCAGCAGGTACCCGCCGTTGGCGAGGGTCAGCGACAACGCGGCACGCTGGGCGTTGCCCTCGGGGTCCTCGAGATACTCCCGGAACGACTCCCGGTACTCGTCCGACCCGGTCAGCAGCACGTGCCGGCCGATCGCCGGGTTGTCCTGCACAAGGGCGGTGGCGTTCTCCGCGTAGTCGTGGCACAGGTTCCCGGACCGGGACGCCAGTTCGATCGCGTCCAGCGCCCGGCCGCGGAGCTCGCCACGGTTCACGGTCCGGTTCCGGACGGCCTGGAGGTTCTCGTACGGGTTGCGCCGGCCACGTGAGTGGACGGTGATGCCGGTGCGGATCGCGGTGCCGCTGTCGGTGCCGTCTTCCTCGTCGTCGTCGCCGGCCGACTCCCCGTTGGCGGGGTCCTGCGCGGCGTAGCGGACAGCGCCGAGACGCTTCATCCGCTCCCGCAGCGGCTTCGCGAGCCCCTCGAGTTCGTCGTGGCGGGACAGCAGCGTGTCGACGACAGCACCCTCGTCGTCTTCGTTGCTGTCCGGGTTCTCTTCGATGTTCTTCAGCTCGGCGCGGACCGCGACGAGTTCCGTCTCGATGTCTTGGAGCTTCATACCCATTACGAGGGCCCTCCTCGGGCTACCAGCGCGGCACGGATGCGGCGCTGCAATCGGGCATGACGAACAGCGGAGTCGTTGAGCGGTTCGTCATGTGCCGACTCATCAGACGCGTTGGGCGTCTGGTCCTCGTCGGGGTCAAGCGGCGACTGGAAGTCGCTGAGGTTCCAGCCGCGGACACCCATGATGGCAGCATCCGCGTAGGCAGGCAAAGGCGTCGGACCGTATTCGATCAGGCCGAGTTCCATCCGCCGCACCGTCTGCAACTGCCCGTCCGCGGTGGGGAGGTACCCACCCCGTCGGCGCTGCGAACGGGACAGGGCGGGGTTCGACTTGAGGATCGGGCCGGTGTAGGACTGCGCGGTGATCGCGCCGGAATTGATGAGCTCGAGCAACTCGTCGGCTTGCGGGGTTTTGCTGTACCGGGTGACGGTCCGCAGCCCCTTCGAGTCGACGGTGATCTCCAGCGGCACACCGATCGGCATCGATCCCCGCTCGGAGGGGGTGCCGTGGATGGTCATGCCGTGGTTGTAGAACACGCCGACCCGGTACCCGCCGGTCGACTTTGCGCGGGACAGGGTCTTGTCGAACGCCCCGGGGTCGTTGACTTCGACGTAGTGGCCTTCGAAGTCGTGGATCTCCGCTTCGACGTTGAACACTGCCGCGTAGGCGTCGACCGTGCGGCCGTCGCCGGGCTTGATGTGGATGTCATCGAGCGGGTACGCGCGGGTGATCATCGGCGCGCCGAACACCGCGGCCGGGGTAATCAGCTCCGGGTTGGTGTCGACCTGCTTTTCGGCCATCGAGGCTCCTCTGCTGGCGCCGTGTGAGGCGGCTTTCTTCGCTTCCCATTCGGCGAGAGCGGCTTCGGCTTTCGCTCGTGTCTTCGGACTGACGTGCCCCTGCCCGGACGCCCAGTTCTTCACCACACCGACCGCCATCTGGATGGCTTGGGATTCGGTGTGGCCGTCGCGGATCAACGCGTGGGCGATCGCGCGGATGAACGCCGGCAGCCCGCCGACGTCGGTGACCCAGTTCTTCTTCAACCCGATCGGGGACGTGTCATATCGAGACGTCATGCCGGAATCTGACCGAGTTCCTTCGCGGCCGGCGGGACCGGCGGCAGCGTCCCGTTCGGGGACGTGTCTCCGATCTTCACGGACTCCGGGGAGCCCCTGGGCACTGCGGACAGCATCATGATCGAGATGCCGGTGTGCTTCAGCAACGACAGGTCACCGGCCTTGACGGCAGCGGTAGCCGAGTCAGGTTCGTACCCGAACCGGACCAACTCGCCGATGGCTTGCGCCTGCACAAGAGTGGTGTCGGCCTGCTCCTTCTCACCTTGCCGGAGCGCGGCGATCGCGGACACGTCGAACCACAACCGGCCGTTGCTAGGAACGGCGACGAGGGACGCGAGGCAGGCGCACGCCGAACGCCACAGGGGCCGCATCGTGATGTCCGCGAACCGGCGCATCGCCTGCGCATAGTTCGAGTAGGTCGCGGCCATCAGGCCCTCTTTCGACCCGACCACGATCCCCGGCACACCCGACGCGATCAGGATCCGGTTCTCCCCCGCGGCCTGCACCGTGGTGAAGTTCATCTGCTCGAGGCTGTTACCGACGACGGTCGTGTCGGCGCCCTGATCCAAGATCAGGGTCTTGAACGCGTTGTCGACACCGCCGTAGCGGGCCTGCATCCGCTCCCGCAACGCGTCGATCGACTCCGGCTGCAGCTTCTGCTTGTACTTGATCAGCAAGTTCGGCGTAGCCGCATGCTCAAGGTATTTCAGCTTGTATTGCGTGAGCGCGGAGTCGGCGGTGATCTCCCGGACGATCGGCGTCATCCACGACATGCCCTTGAAGTTGGCTTCCGGGTCGGGGATCGGTGACCAGTGCGCCACCTCGTCGACGTCGTAGTACTGCGCCTGCTCCGACGGCTTCCCGGTGCTGATCGGCGCCGGATCCCACCAGTAGCCGATGACCTCACGGTAGGAACGCCCGTCACCCGTCGACGTTTCCTTCGAGACGATCGTGACCTGATCCGGGCGCAGCCGCACCAGTTGCGGGCCGGCGTCCCAGACGTAGGCGTTCCCCGCGAGGTCAACATCCTGGATCATCCGCGCCAGCAACTCACCCGTCGTACCGTTCGGCCACGGGTCCTCAAGCTTCCGCAACGCGGTCGACCGGCGCCCGTCGGTCTCGTTCGCGCCGAACAAATGCCCATCGGAACGATCTTGAAAGGCGAAGGTTGCCTCGGAGAACAGCGACAGTCGGGCCAGGATCGCGCCGAATACGATCCCGTTGTCCCGGTACGCGCTGCGGGTGTAGCCGGCGAGCTGCGGGAGGATCGCCTCAGCGTCTTTTGACCCGTATGTGGTGGTCAGCACCGACGCAGGGGACGCTTGCCCTTCCCAGAACGTGTCGCCGTACCGGCGGGCGAGCCGGTCGATGAGCCTCACTCGACACGACTCATGTAGTCAGCGGCGACCTGCCGGCGGAACCGTTCCTCTTCCGACCCGGTGTCGATGATCGGGGCCGAGGGGGCTTTCCCGTCGTCGCGGAGCAGCGCAAACGCACCCAGCGCCAGCGAATAGACCAACACGGCCACGCCGATAGCCCACCGACCGATCAGCCACCCACCGAACAGGGCACCAGTGAAGGACACGAGGAACAGCGTCACAGACAGGCGCACCGGTTCCTCCTTCATAGGGCGAACGCACCGGGGGTGACGTAGCCGTAGTTTTCGTTGCCCCACCGGGCCAATGTGACGGCGACGAGGGGGGTGATGTCGACGGTGGACACTTTCCGGCCGAACGCGTACGCCCCGTCACCGATCGAACGTTTCTTCGCCCCGGCGATGGCCTGGTCTAGTTCCTGCTGCGGGCCGTGGCTGATCAGCCCGTCCGCTACCGCATCGACCATGCCGACGCAGGCGGCGGCGACGTCCTTCGACGCGGCGGTGACGACCCGCAGACCGGCGTCCTCGAGGTCGGGTATCAGGTTCGCTGCCGGGCCGTAGCCGTCGATGACGAACACCGGCCCCCTGTGCTCCTTGTCCAACTCGATGCAGCGGGCGAGGAGCCAGCCGGTGCCGCGGTGGCGTTCGACGAGTTCGACGTGAACCCGCTCGAGTTCGCCCTCGATGACGCGGGGCCCGGCGACGCCGATCGAGGACACGGCGCGGTCCAGGGAGATTTCCACCCCGAACGCGCCGACCATGTCCAGGCTCGACGCGGCGTCCTCCAACAGCATCCACTTCTCGTACGAGAGGGCAGCGGTGTCGACGTCGGGGTCGTCCCACCAGCCCATCCGTTCCCGACCGAACTCCTCCGGAGGAAGCGCCCGTCGTTCGTCGCGGATGTACCCGATGGTGATCCGCCGGCCCATCGCAGGGTTCGACCGCTGCCAGTTCCCCGGATCGTCACACCCACAGCCGTCCGTGCCCTGCTCATGGGTGCACTGCTCGCCGGCTGCGCACACCTCAGCCGGCGGGGGGGCGCACCACTCCGCATATACCGACCGGGCCGAGCCGGGCCGTCCTCGGTCACGGAACCCCCGTAGCACCTCCGACGACGCCAACCCAGCCGACGACGCCACCAACACCTGCGGATCCGGCCTCGCCGACAACGTCGGCAACAGAGCACCCACATGATCCGGCTGCAACGCGAACGCCTCATCCAACGCCACGTCATCCCCGGTCAACCCACGACCACCGGACTTCGTCCGCGCCTTGAAGATGATCCGCTGCCCACCGAACAGTTCAATCGACTCCGCGCCGCTGCCCCGGTACACCCGCCGCACCTCACGGTCCAAGTCGGGGCACGACTCGATCAGCACCGTCAAATCCCGGAACGCCTCCTGCGCGGTGCGGAACTCATGCGCCGACCACACGAACAGCGGCCGTTCCATGATGAACGCCTTACCCAACGCCGCCTGCTTCAACAGTCCCGTCTTCAAGTTCTGCCTCGAGCAGATCACCGTCACGTCGAACGCCGCCGACTTCCCGTACCGGTCCAACGCGAAGATCGCATCCAGAAGCATCTGCTGCTCCGGGTCCGGGGGGAACCCCGCCAACGTCGCGAGCTCCCCAACCTCCGGACCCAACGTCCGCGCATAGTCCGGGCAGGTGAAGAACGCCGGCTCAACCAGCAACGCGCTTGCGGTCACGCTTCTCCCGCAACTCATCCAGGGCCGTCTTCGCCGCCGGCTGGCGCTGCCGCAGAGTGTCCATCACCCTAAGCAGCAGACCCGCCGTCGCGGCCGCGCCAACAGCGCCCTTCTGCGCATCCAGAATTCCTGCGAGCGCCAGCACCACAGACGCCTCCGACCCGTCTGCAAGGCCCATCTGCTCAAGCTCAGCCCGGTGAGACCGCACAGCCAGACCCTCAGGCCCAGACGGCTGCCCAACACCAGACCGCTTCGCCCGCTGCCGGCACGTATCGCCGCAGAACCGGGAGTTCGGCCGCTTCGCCTCATAGGCACCGCCACAGATGTCGCAATTGCGTGCAGCCATGGAGCACCTCCTCGTCACGTGACCCGGGCCAACCACGGACAGAAACGCTGCTCAG